GTCACCATCGAGTCGACGGCAGAAGGCAGGGCCGGGTATTTCTTTGATTACAGTCAGTCAGCAGAGCGCCAGCAACTGGCTGGTGTGCCACTGGGCCTGCTCGACTGGAAGTTCTTTTTCTTTAGCTGGTGGAACAACAAGGCCTACAGCCTTGATTCGACCGACGTGGTACTGCCCCAGCGCCTGACCGACTACTTCAACGAACTGCGCGCCAAGCACGGGATCGTCACCAACGACGGCCAGCGCGCCTGGTATGCGGCCAAGGAGAAGACGCTCGGCGACGACATGAAGCGGGAATACCCGTCGATTCCTGTCGAAGCCTTCCAGCAATCGGTCGAGGGCGCCTACTACGCCCAGCAGTTCACCAAGCTGTATGCCGCTCAGCGCATCGGCACTCTGCCCGACAACAGCCACCTGCCGGTGATGACCATTTGGGACATCGGCGTGAGCGACTCCACCGCCATTTGGTTCGTGCGCCAGGTTGGCGAGCAGTACCACATCATCGATTACTACGAGAACTCAGGCGAAGGCCTGCGGCATTACATGAAGGTGCTCAAGGACAAGGGTTACACCTATTCCGAGCACTGGGGGCCGCATGACATCGAGAACCGTGAGTTCGGCAGTGATGCGAAGACGCGCAAGGACATCGCCCGAGAAGGTTACGAAATTGACGGGCAGGTTTATCGGATGACGTTCCAGGTCGTCCCGAAAATCGGGGTGGACGACGGCATTGAGCAGGCTCGGGAAATTCTATCCAAGTGTGCCTTCGACGAATCCAAGTGCGAAGAGGGCATTGCCTGCCTCGAGAACTATCGCAAGGAGTGGGACGACAAGAAGGGCTGCTGGAAAGACAAGCCGCTGCATGACTGGACGTCTCACGGCTCCGATGCATTCCGGTACTTCGCTGTCGCCAAGAGCGCGAAGAAGCCGGTCAAATCAATTAAAATGGGATTCGCACGCTAATGTCAGACGTCACATACACCCGCCCGGAATACGACGCGGCACAGTCCCGTTGGCGGCTGGTGCGCGACGTGTGCAAGGGCTCCGAAACGGTAAAGGGGCGCGGCGATGTCTATCTGCCCAGGCCCAATAAGCACGACACTAGCCCTGAGAACCTTGAACGGTATAAGTCGTACAAGCAGCGGGCCGTTTACTACAACGCCACAGGGCGGACGAAGCACAGCCTGGTGGGCGCCGTGTTCCGTACCTGGCCAACGCTGACTGTCCCTGGTGCACTTGATTACGTGGCCACGGACATTGACGGGCAGGGCGTGAGCGTTTACCAGCAGTCGCAGTCTGTCATCGGGCATCTGCTTGAGGTTGGTCGGCACGGTTTGCTGGTGGACTACGCAGCGGTGCAGGCTGGTACCGTGAGCAAGGCGGACGAACAGGCTGGTCGAGCTCGTGCAAGCGTTGCGAGTTACCCCGCCGAGTCGATCAGGAACTGGAAGACCCGTAAGGTCGGCGGTCAGCACTTGCTGAGCCTGGTTGTGCTTCAGGAATCCTTGGATGTCGATACCGACGACGGCTTCGGCAGCGAAAAGGTTACCCAATACCGTGTGCTGCGCCTGGACGAGACCGGGGTTTACACCCAGGAGGTGTGGGAAGAGGGAGAAAGCCAGACGGCTATGATTATCCCGCCATTCACCCCCCTGAATGGCGCAGGCCAGCCTTGGCGGATCATCCCGTTCCACTTCCTTGGTAGCGAAAACAACGACACCAGCATCGACGACGCCCCACTGTACGACATGGCAGTGCTGAACATTGGTCACTACTGCAACAGCGCGGACTATGAGGACTCTGTCTGGTTCTCTGGTCAGCCGCAGTTCTGGATCTCCGGACTGGACGAAGCCTGGCGCGATCACCTTGAAGCCAACGGTATTTACGTCGGCTCCAGGGCACCGTTGACGCTTCCCGCCAATGGATCGTGCGGGTTTGCTCAGCCCGAGCCGAACACGCTCGTGAAAGAGGCCATGGACGCCAAGAAACAGGACATGGTGTCCCTTGGAGCCCGGCTGATTGAGCGCGGCAGTGCAGTGAAGACCGCAACCCAGGCTGACAACGACAGCGCTGCCGAACACAGCGTGCTTTCCTTGGTGGTGAGCAACGTCAGCGAAGCGTACAGCCAGTGCCTGGCCTGGATGGCTGAGTTCGTTAACGCGCCCGGTGAGGTGGTCTACAAGCTCAACCAGGACTTCAGCCAGATCACTCTGGACGCTACGATCCTGGCGGCGCTGTTCAATGCGGTGCAGGGCGGCAAGCTGCCGGAGGGCGACTTCTGGCAATACCTGCGCGATCGCGGCGTGATCAACCCGGAGAAAACGGACGACGAAATCCGGGATGAACTCGAGGCACAAAGCACCGGGCCAGCCCTGGAAGACACTGAGGTAATTCCGAATGGCGGCAAACCAAGCAATCCTTGACGCCACCATCCGGCATTCCGTCTTCCTGGAGCAGCTCAAGTCGGGAGAGGTGGCGAAGTTCGCACCCTTCCTCAAGGAGATTGATCGCTCGATTCGTGAGCGGCTGACCCGGGCAGACCTGACGGATTACACCATCGCGCGGCTGGAGCGGTTGCTGAGCGAGGTTGATAGCCTGCTGCTCGGCATCTTCGACCGGTACAGCGAGAAACTGAACCTCGACCTGGTGGACATCGCCAACTATGAGGCCGAGTTTGAAGCGACCAGCCTGACCCGGGCGGCGCCTGTAGGCGTCACCTTCGACGCGGCGGTGCCAGGCGCTGCGGCAATCAGGGCGGCAATCCTCACCAATCCGCTCAGCGTGCGCGGTGCCGACGGCGGGAAGCTGCTCAAGTCGTTCATTGATGGCTTCACCGCCAATGAGCGGCAACGCCTCACAGGAGCGATCAGGCAGGGCTTCTTCGAAGGCCAGACCAACTTCCAGATCATCAAGAACATTCGCGGTACCAAGGCGCTACAGTACAACGACGGCATCCTGGGCACGACCAACCGCAACGCCGGCGCCATCGTGCGGACGGCGGTGCAGCACGTTGCAACCCAGGCTCGCATGGAGACCCTCAAGGAAAACAGCGACGTCGTGCAGTCGGTGGAGTGGGTCAGCACCCTGGACTCCAAGACCACAAGCCAGTGCCGGACGCTGGATAAGCAACGGTTCAAGCTGACTGAGGGGCCTAGGCCACCGAAGCACATCAACTGTCGCTCGACAGTGGTTGCGGTGACTCGCTTCAGCGCCTTGTTCGCCAAGGACGCCACGCGGGCATCCATCGGCGATGGCGGTGCCCAGCAGGTGAGGGCAGACCTCAGCTACTACGACTGGCTCAAGCGGCAGCCGGCAGCGTTTCAGGACAAGGCTATCGGCCCAGTGCGCGCCAAGCTGTTCCGCGAAGGCGGCCTGAGTGTAGAGCGCTTCGCCGAGCTCCAGCTTGATCGCAACTTTGCGCCTCTAACCCTCGCGCAGATGAGGGTGTTAGAGCCGCTGGCGTTTTTGACGGCAGGAATTTAGCTAGCAGTCTTTTCTTTTTTGCTCTAGGGACGAAAGTAGTTTTCGGTAGTTCGAATGCCATTTCGCCAGGTGTTGCTTGTATTCGGTGCTGTCTTTTTCCGTTGAATCCACATGCCTTGTATCAAGTCGTGTCCCAATTCCAAGCACCAGCAGTTGAGTTGTAGCCGCATCTTCTTCATCAAGGTATGAGCTAAGAGCGAAGCCGGTCCTCGTCACCTCATCAATGCGTTTTTCCAACTCAAGTTGGTCATATGTTTTTTTTGCTGCAAAGGATGCAATGCCTCCTTGAGCTGCGAGAAAGTCCTCGGCCTTGCTTCTGATTTTTGACTCTCTCTCATCGACTCTCGTTAAGCATGACTGGCGAGCACTGATTGACGAAGTTTGAGCTGTGGTAACCCAGCCTGTCACCGAAGTAATTATCACCCCGAACAATGTGAAGCCTGCAGAGTAAAGCGCCAATCGATGCTCGTTTTGGATTGCCATTCTGGCCTCTCATTTAAGTTTATTCCTCTGATTATCTGTTGCCACAACAGCAAATATCAACGCAGGCAGGGCCTGCACCTACGTCTCTGGGAGACAACCAATGCTGAAATTCCAACTGGATACCCTGGAAGGGGTAGATGAAACCGTGCGCGCTCTTTACACCGAGAAGGACGGCAAGTTCGTACTCGGCATTGAAGGTTTGCCGCAACAAGAAGACGTATCCGGCCTGAAGGCCAAGGTTGATGAGCTGCTCGGCGAGAAGAAATTGGCCGAGAAGAAAGCCCGCGAGGCAGAAGAGCTGGCCCGCACCGAGCGTGAAGAAGCCGCTCGCAAGTCCGGCAACGTCGAAGAGCTCGAAAAGTCATGGTCCGAAAAGTACAACCGCCGCGAAGCTGAGCTGAACGGCATGCTGGAACAGGAGCGTGGAACGCTGAGCACTCAGATCCGGGATCTGACCGTCGGCCGTACCGCTACTGACATTGCGTCTGCCCTGGCAATCCCAGGCAGCGCCAAAGCCCTGTTGCCGCACATCGAGCGCCGTCTGAGCGTCGAGCAGCGCGACGGGAAGCCTGTTGTGGTCGTCCTCGACCAGCAGGGCAAGCTCTCGGCGGCAACGCTGGACGAGCTGAAAGCAGAATTCGCAAACGACACGGCCTTCGCGCCGTTGATCGCGGGTAGTAAGGCATCTGGCGGCGGGGCTGCTGGTGCTGGAGGTGGCGGCGGGGCCGCAAAAGGAAAAATCGGCGGCACCAAAGAGGAACGTACGGCCGCGATCGCGAGCCGGTTCCCGGATCTCCCACAATCGTAAGGAAATAACTCATGTCCCTGTCGCAAATGCAGGTTTTCAACGAATACATCATGCCGGCGACTCTCGAGACGCTGGATCAGTATCTCGCCGCGTTCAACGCCGCCAGCCGCGGTGCAATCGTGCTGTCTCCGGACGGCTTCACTGGTGACTTCCTCCAAGAGTCGTTCTTCCAGACCCTGGCCGCCGCCCAGCGCCGCGTGGATCGCTACAGCGCGAACGCCGCGGTTGCTGCAACCGATCTGACCGAGCTGAAGAACACTTCGGTGAAGGTAGCCGGCGGTTTCGGCCCGATCCGCTACGAGCCGTCGCAGATGACCTGGCTGGAGCGCCCAACCGCGCAAGGTATCGAAGTCGCCAGCCGCGCGTTCGCTGAAATCCTGCTGAAGGACCAACTGAACACCGCGATCGCCGCCCTGGTTGCTGCGATCACTGCCCAGTCCGCTGCGGTCAACGATGTTTCGGCTACCGCTGGCATCACCTACGCCGGCCTGAACAACGCACATGCGAAGTTCGGCGACGCAAGCCAGAACCTGGTAACCCAGGTGATGCAGGGCACCAGCTACCACAAGTTGGTCGGCCAGAACCTGGCGAACCAGAACCAGCTGTTCCAGGCCGGTAACGTCCGCGTGATCGACATTCTGGGCAAGATCTCCGTGGTGACGGATGCCCCGGCACTGATGCAGGCCGGCACCCCGAACAAGGAAATCATCCTGTCCCTGGTGCAAGGCGCTGCGCTGGTCCACGACGGCCGCGACATCATCAGCAACGTCCAGACCACCAACGGAAGGGAGCGTATCGAAACCACGCTCCAGACCGACTACACCTTCGGCCTGGGCCTGAAGGGCTACACCTGGGACACCACCACCGGCGGCAAGTCGCCAACCGACGCCGAACTGGCGACCGGTACCAACTGGGACAAGACCGCCACCAGCATCAAGCACACCGCCGGTGTGGCTCTGATCGGTGACGCTTCCAAGTAACCCTGAAAGCTGAGTCGGGCCCAGCGCCCGGCTTGGCGAGGACGTGATCATGAGCAACAAGAACATCTGGTATCTGCCTGGGCCATTCCACCAGTACCAGGAAGACGTGAAGGCACTGGCCAAGGATCATGGCTTGCGCATCATCGACGCGAGCGCTACCGAAAGTCGTGAAGATGCCGCCGACGAAGTACCTGACGTGACGGTCAAGGAAGCGCCGACGGTACTGCTGATCGATGGCGGAAGCTCCAGCATCAACATCGATGCCTTCCGTGCCGAACTCGAATCTGTCGGCCTGATCGTCGAGTCATTCGCTGATCAAGCGCTGGTGCGCCCCGAAGGTGATCTTGGCCCTATCGCTGATCGCCTGTTTCAGGTGTTCGAAGCGGTAAGCGCCGGTGTGGAAAGCCTCATCCGCGAGCGTGACGGTGAAGTTGAGAAGGTGAAAGCTCTGCAACTGCAGGTAGACGACCTTCTCCAGCAGGCCGACAAAGCCGGTCGGGAAGATGGCGACGCGAAGGAAATCTCCGACCTGAAAGCAAAGCTCGACGAAGCGAAGGTGCCGTACCGTGCCAACGCCTCGAAAGAATCCTTGGAAAAGCTCGTCGCTGACCTGCCCAAGGCGTGATAATGCTGGCTGCCGGTGAACCGGTGGCCGATCTCAAACCATTCCAGCGAGTTGACGCATGACACTCATCATCGAGGACGGCACCGGCAAGCCTGACGCCGAAAGCTACGCGAGCGCCGAGGACCTGGCCATGTATGCCGTGAAGTTCGGCGCGATGATCCCCGCAGGTGTTCCCGAGCAGGAAGCGCTGCTGCGCCGGGCCGCCTTGGCGATGGATGGCAAGACCTGGAAGGGCCTCAAGATGAGCAACGAGCAGGCTTTGGCCTGGCCGCGCCGGGGTGTTGAGCTGGACTGCCAGATCAAGCCAGACAACTACCTGCCGGCGAGGATCCAGTACGGCCAGATGGCCCTAGCTGCCGAGATCCATCAGGACGACATCGACCCAATCGACAAGCGCAAAGGCGCTGTGACGCTGGAGCGTGTCGAAGGTGCGGTAACCCGCGAGTACGCGGCGATCTCCAACACCAGTAACCGGCTATTGCCTGCTGCACCGGATCGCCCGAGCGCAACACAGTTCGCCGACTACCTACAAAAGCGCGGGTTGTTCGCTGTGCGTGCATAATTTTGATGTCACATTGACATTGTCTTTCGGGCCGGCCATTGTCACTGAGCTGCAGCCGAGTAGGGTGGCGAGATAGCCATTGAAAAGCGCAGTCATTGTCAGATAACGAAAGGGGTTATTCGTATGCTTGGAAGTACAAATAAATTTAAGGTGAAGGACATCATCCACAATCAGGATGGCTTCGCTTTAGCCACTGGTTACTGGGACGGAGAAAGCCATCTGCGTGTAGCTTGCCGATGGCACGAAGAGAGCGGGATAGGATATCCACAGACCTTTGGGAAGGCTCAATGGATGATGCTGCCTGACGCCACGATTGTGGACGTTTCGAATGCTCTCAATCCAGAGAGATCAAAGGTCGCGTTAACCTTCGGATAAAAAGTCCCAAAATCAAAGAACCCGCCTTTTGGCGGGTTTTTCACATCTGGAGCCACCATGGCCTTCTACGACGAAATGGCCGTGATGGCTCTGGAGATGATCACAGAGTTCGGCCAGCCCGTGACCATCAGCAAGACCGAGCCTGGCGAGTACGACCCGGAGACTGGCGGCGAAGCGCCAGGCGCTACCGTTGAGCAAACCGCCCTGGGCATCCTGCTCGACTTTACCGGTATCGAATTCCAGAACAACAGCCTCATCAAGCAGGGCGACAAGAAGCTGAAGATCGCCGCGCAGGGATTGGCCTGGGTGCCGGGCCTGCTCGACAAAGTCGTGGCTCAGGGCCGCACCTGGTCAATCGTGCCGCCGCTGAAAGAGATCAACCCGGCCGGCACACCGATCTTGTATGAGCTGCAGGTGCGGTCGTGAGCCGGGGGGGCGCCGGCCAATCCGGCAGTTTCGCCCTGAGTCTGGCCGAGTTCGCCGCCCAGACTGGCGAAGCCATCGACGCCAGCGTGCGCGAGATCATCATCGAGGTCGGCAGCAGCCTGATTCGCATGTCCCCCGTGGGTAATCCTGAAATCTGGGCGCAGAACGCTGTAGCGACCCAGTACAACAAGGCCGTCGACGACCACAACAGCGCGCTTCGAAGCGATCCGACAAACCTCACGAAGGGCGGCAGGCTGAAGAAAGGCCGCAAGCTCAACGACGGCATGGATATTAAGGCGCCTGAAGGCTATGTCGGCGGCCGGTTTCGTGCGAACTGGCACATCTCGCTCGGTGTGGTCGAGAACGCCACCTTTGACGAGGTGGACCCAAGCGGCGCCGAGACTACCGCGGCGCTGGTAGCCGCGATGAGCGACTTCACTGCCGGCCAGATGGCCTACATCATCAATAATTTGCCCTACGCGATTCCGCTGGAGTTCGGCCATTCCACCCAGGCCCCTGGCGGCATGGTCCGGGTAACCGTGGCTCGCTTCCAGCAGATCGTGTTGGAGGCCATCAGGAACAACCAGGTATGAGTCACGCAATCATCGCCTCGATCTATGAGGCCAAGCTCATCGCCTGGAACGCTGCCAGGTCGGAGAAGTTGAAGATCGTGTTCGAGAACACGGCCTACACGCCGGCGGAGG